AGGTTCCGTTATTGCCAACGGCAATCGTTGCAGTCGCTGCACTTGACGTAGTGTTCGCCGCAGTGATTGACGTAATACGGTTCACCGTATTCGTCGCAGGCTTTAGACCTGTCAGCGTAGTCGTGCCGTCATAGGTCCACGAGGTCGTAGCCGTTGCAGCAGAAGAAGGGATAACGTAGGCGGTATTTCCGTAAATACTCGTTACGTTTACGATATTCGGGTTTGCCATGATTAATCACTCCTCAAATATTCAATGGCTTTTGACAAAATTTCAGGGTTTTCTTTCATGGCACCGATGCCTGTATTGCACCCGTGACACAGAAGCCCTCGAACAGCCCCAGTAGTGTGGCAATGATCCACATGCAGCCCTCTCTGGGTAGACGGCTTTGTACCGCAAATCTTACATTTACCTTCCTGTTTCTGATATAGCTCTATCAAAAATTCTTTTGTTACGCCGTACTTGTAGTTACGTGATGCCCAACGGTCCAACCAATCACGAGCATGCCATCGTTCTTTACAAGCTTCTTTGTGGCATGCACGACAAGTCTTGTTGGTTCTAACGCCGTTTTTATCAACGTAAAACTTTTCAATATCAGTTTCTCCGCACTTTGGACAGCAAGGTGGCTTCTTTATTGAATCGCCCTGTTTCTTTCTGTACTCAGGATTCGCCCACCTTGCCTTTGCCTTTTCGCTTAACGCTTTTCTTCCTTCATCTGTTAACATGGCTTATCTCCCAAAAGCCACAGTATAACATTTGGGGTCTAGAAGCCGAAGATCATACTCATTGCGATTGCTTTCCCCGTGGAAATACCACCGCTTGATGCGCCCCACGCAGGAACACCGCCAGAAATAGTCAGAACCTGACCATTTGAACCAATTCCAAGCTTGCTTAGAGTGTTGGTAGCTGATGCATACAGAATGTCCCCCGTGGTGTAGGTGCTTTGTGCTGTACCGCCATTGGTTGCTGCCAAAGTACCTGTCACACCTGTAGACAGAGGGAGACCTGTTGCGTTGGTCAAAGTGCCCGTGCTTGGAGTTCCTAGCGCTCCTCCATTAACTACAAAGGCTCCTGCCGTTCCGACGTTTACACCTAGCGCCGTTGTCACGCCCGTGCCGGTAGTGATTGTTGATGGGGCTGAACCTGCGCCTCCACCAACCACAAGCGCACTTGCTGCCAAAGCTGCTGAACTTGCCAGCGTTCCGGTTGCTGAGTAATAAAGAACCCCACCGGATGTACCGGAAGAAAGCCCAGTACCACCAGAGGCTACCGGCAGGGCAGAACCTAGTGTCATTGAAGAAGCATAGGTTGTGACATCAACGACATTCGTGCCGTCGTTGTAGACCATCATAGTCTTGCCGGATGGGACCGCAACGCCCGTGCCGGTCGCATTCTTGACGATGACGGTATCTGCTACGCCGTTGTAAACGATGTATGGCTTCTCAATGGCTGGGACGATTAGATTTCTTGCCCCGCCAGAGGTGCCAGTTAGGTTTAAACGGAAGTTACGAGCCGTCTGGGATGCGTTGGTATCCGTCAGGCTCAGGGTAACGTCTGCGCTGGCAAAGGTAACGTCAGCAGACCCGACAATTGCCTCTTCAAGCGCAGTCCCCAAGTTCGTGTTGGTAGTGATACCCCACGTACCTGACTGCTCACCAGTGGCAATCAGTTCGATTTTGAGATTGCTGTATGTACTAGCCATGTTATTTCCTTATGCCACTTGAACTTCGACCCAGTTAGGATCTTGGTAATTTCCAACCACAGACCAGTTGGGGTTTTGATAATCATCCACTATTGTCCACCCACCTATCTTTACTGTCCCAATCTGACCTGTACCAGATACGCCTGTTACTACTACGCTATCGTCAGTCTTTATTACAACCGTGCCTATCGCACCCGTTCCAGAAACTCCCGTGGGAGTCTTCTGTGGCGTTGGAATAACCGTTCCCGCAGAACCTGTGGCACCAACCCCAGTAACCTCAACTGCTACTCCAAAGAACGGTGTAACCTGACCTATCTCTCCTGTGCCCTGAACCCCTGTAACTACAAAGGTTGAGCTTATGGAGAATGCAACAGATCCAATTGCTCCAGTACCGTTTACACCTACAGCAGTGGTACTAACTTGCGGTACTGCCGTTCCTGCCGCGCCCGTACCTTCTACGCCAACAATATTAACTACTGTTCCCGTGACGAAAGTAACAGTTCCTATCGCCCCGTTACCCTCTACACCTATAGGTATAACAATATCGTCAACCTGTACAGAGAAGTTGCCAATCTGACCAACTCCCTGCACCCCAGTTACGGCAAAAGAAATGAGCGGCGTTACTGTTCCAACCTGCCCTGTTCCTTCGACCCCTACCGGGATCACAATATCACCAGTTATTGTAGTTACATCTCCTACATTGCCCGTACCGGATACCCCGGTAATCGATGGCGAAACAACTAGAGTGACACTGCCTACACTTCCTGTTCCTGATACTCCTGTCGGGGTGACGATCTTGGCTTCAATGATGCCGCCCCAACCATTTTCACCCCACGTGCCGATACCCCAGCCAGCAGTGTTTGTCGCAGGAATACCACCCCAAGTGGCATCCCCCCACGCTCCCTCACCCCAAGCCTTGACAAGGTTTGGCACATTCTCTTCCTATTAAGCAATACGAATAATTGCCGTTGCTGCTGCGGGAGCAGGGAACTGGATTTGGAAGTCTCCAGAGCTAACCTGCTGATCACCACCAAAACTCAAAACCGCACAGGCAGGATCACCTGTTGCGCTGTCGTTGTAAATAATGGCTCCACATGTGGTGAATGTTGCGCCAGTCCATGTGGTATTGTCAAAGTCACAAACTGCCGTGGTTCCATCCGCTACCGGCGTTACTGAAACAAGCGTATTGCCGCCCGTCGTGTATCCGCTACCGTTGGGCAACTCATCTGAGTTACCTGTCAGGTCGGAATAGCTAGTCGTTGCTGCGCCATACGTACCCGATCCAGCAGCCGTTGCCTTCATCAAAGCAATCTTGAAGGTATTGCCAGTGGAGGCGGTAAAGTTATGAACTGCCTTCAAAATCTCTACCTTGAACGAGGTAGGCATGGCAGTGGTTACAGAAATAGGCATATCAGTCCTCCAAAAGTTTTACCAATTCAGGGTGCCCCGCTTCACGAAGGCGGTTTGCCAGTGTGGTGTTATGCGAAGCAACAGCCTGACGCATATACCTCACCAATACTGCTCGGATCTGGCTCCTAAATGCCTCCGCTTGCTCTCGGATGACAGGATGAGAACCTTCTCCTACATAAACAATCTTTTCTAAAGCCATCTCTGCGACTTCTTCCGGGGTAAAGCCTCTCCCAGAGACTGACACCGCCTTGATTTCACCCAACAGAACGCCACCAGAGCTAGAGATCATATTAATAACTGCTACGTATCAATGCTTCCGTTGCAGTATTCGGAGGCATGGTTATTAAGAAGGTATTGGTCGATGTCTTATCCGACCCAAAGTCCAAAACTGCTATGGACTTGTTACCCTTGCTTGCGTTGTAAATCAAGGCACACCGTGCGGTAATTGCCCCTGTCCAAGACACATCGGGGAAATCTACATACGCCGTTGTCCCAGAAGAAGACACTGAGACCGGGGAAAGCGTCGAACCCCCAGCAACATAGTTCCCACCACTTGCTTCGTTAGATGCTGTGTAAACAGTCGTATCTGCATTTAAATTTGCATCCGCTGTGTACAAGGCTATCTTTATGGTGTCTGTTGTCAAGTCATGAACTCCCTTGTACAACTCTTCCTTGAAGCTTGTGGTCTGTGTCTGAACAATACTCATCAGTTCACCTGCAACCTGACCTGACCATCACGATAAGCATCCATACGCTGTTTGCCATCGCCCAGATTCTTGAGCAGAGCAATAGACTGTGTGTATCTGTCTTCGTACAGGGACTTGTCTTCTGGCAGGACTTTCATATATGTCAATGCTTCGAGCATCGTGGCGTTAAACAGGGCAGAATCAAAGTTATCCCCAAGCCAAGTTGTGCCAGAAGAATTCGTCACCGTGCCGACAGTTACGGTAAATCCAGAACCAAGACCACCAACATCTGCCGCACTTACACTCAAGACATCGTTGGTTACGTAGTAACAACCACCGTCTACCAAACTGACCGAAGAAATAACATTCCCGGTTACCACGATGTTTACCAAAGCACCGTAACCAGTTCCGTTGGTCAAAGGCACATTGAAGTACGTACCGTTTGCGTATCCTGTACCTGCGTTAGAGATAGACAGGGAAGCAATCGGTCTTTGAACGATTGAATCTGGGTAGTAGTAGTAATGGAGTTCTGCCCCGTAATTTGCATCAGGGGTTGGACCAACGATGAATGTCAGTTCGTTAACATTCGTGGAGACAGGACCGAATATGGCGTAATGCTTGGGCTTGCCGGTATCTGTTGGACCCGGATATGCCTCGCGAATGAAGTTCACATCCTTGTTCAGAAGATAGGTGTAATCCCCACCACCGTTGGGATAAATGGCTAGGGAGTACACTGAGAGGAAGTCCGTCGGGCATTGAAGATACTTGTTGCCAGACGTAAGACTACCCGTCACATTCTTCCTCAGGTTGGCAATCTGCACCGTGTTGTAGATGCGTTGCTCTGCCTGACGAATGAATGTGTTTATGATTCGCGGGTTCGACGAATAATCAAAGTCATTCTCCGCGTAATCCTGAACCGTGCTGACAAGGTCTGCGTAGTTCATTCATCACCCCATAGGACCACGCGCCATCACGCCTTTGGTTGCCGCACCAGTGCCGCGAATCTTGATGCCGGTAGTCTTCTCGGCAGGGTAGTTGCCCTTGCTGATCACACCAACAGACATGTTTAAATCGTCCATGACCTTCGCGCCAGATGTCGTGTTGACCTTGGGCTTGGTTTCTTTGCCAGACATGTCATGGGGCTTGGCATAGACACTGGCTGGACCAATCTCTTTGCCTTTAACTTTGTGACTGAACTTAGCCATTATCGACCCCTTCCGGAAGACTTCTGGTTCATAGCACGAGCCATGTTTCTGCCCATCTGCTTCATCTGCATACTGGTCACGCCGCCCTTTGCCATCTTGTGCATACGCTTCTCATGCGCTTTGACTTCAGCCTTGGCAACTTGTTTCATTTTGTCCATTTTCGCTCCTTATGTAACACTTACAGTTGCGTTGCCCACCAACGCCCTAGATACCAGATTGTTAGGTGTCAAAACGGCATCATAATTCCTAGACCCACCCACCGGATACCAACCCCACTGAATATCCCGTGAGCCACCTGTCGGAAACCCAGCATCTCCACCGTTGGGCGCATCCTGTAGACCATTTAAACCAGCAGTGAAGTAGGTCGTGTCTGGACGCGGCTCTCTAACTGCTTGTGGGTCATCCACTGGGTACATGCCCAATTGCAACTGAGGATGATCAGGAGACCAGCACTCGTCACAAACTTTCAATTGGTACAACTTTGTTTTAACAACCTCATAACGAAGCTGTTTAAGTTTAAACCGAAAACCGCAAATATCACACTGGGCAATGCTAAATTTGCCAGAGGAATATCTGTTGCCCATTAGTAAAAACTCCCACCAATGAATGTTGCTCTTGGCACAAGTCTGAGGGCTGCTTTTTCCCTATCCTCCCCTGCTGCCAAATTGAACTGCTCGTCATAGACGGACTTCAACATGTCCAGCCTTGGCATCAATTCCGGGACCTTCATGGCGATGTAAT